GGGCGAGCTGTGGCTGAGGTATCAGTTCCGGCACGGACAGTATGCGGCGGTGGAGTTTAGCAAGTGCGCGGTGCTGACAAAGCATCAGTATAAGAGCGACTTCTTCGGAGACACCAACGCGCCGCTCAAGGAAACGATGCAGCTGATACACATCCAGAATCAGGGCATTGAAGAAGGAGTCAAGAACGCGGCGACGTTCCGGTTCATGGCGACACTCAATAACTTCTCGAGCGCGGCAGATCTCGCGAAGGAAAGAGCCCGCTTCACTGAGACGAACCTCAGCACAGAGTCGAAGAGCGGCGGCTTCCTGCTGTTCCCGAACACTTACAAGGACATCAAGCAGATTGACGTGAAGCCGTACAGCATCGACGCCGAGCAGATGAAGCAGATCCGCGAGAACGTCTTCAACTACTTCGGAGTGTCTGAGAACGTGCTTCAAAACAAGGCGAAGGGTGAGGAGCTCGAGGGATTCTTTGACGGTGCGATCGAGCCGTTCGCGATCCAGTTCAGCGAGGCGATGACAAGGATGCTCTTCACCGAGAGGGAACGAGCTCAGGGGTCTTACATGATAGCCAATGCGAACAGGCTGCAGTACATGACCATGACGCAGAAGATCGCGATGGTCGAGAAGTTTGTTGATCGCGGCGTGATGAGCGAAGAAGAAGGACGTGAGATCCTGAACCTCGGGCCGAAAGTCGAGGGCGATACTTTCGTGATACGCGGCGAATATGTGAACGCGGACGATAGGATGACATCCCAGGAGGAGGAAGACGAAGATGGCAGTGAAGGCTGAAAGAGAGTATAGAAACATGACGCTCCAGGTCAGAGAAGAGGGCGTCGAAGATGAGAAGAAGATCGTGACTGGTTATGCGAGCACATTCGACGAGCCTTATAAGCTCTTCGAAGGTGAGGGGTTCGAGTTGTGGGAGGTCGTGGACCGCAAGGCCTTCGATGAGACAGACATGTCGGACGTCATCATGCAGTACGACCATGCAGGACGCGTCTTCGCAAGAACAAGGAACAAGACCCTCGAAGTCCATCCGGACGAAAAGGGCTTGTACATAGAGGCGGATCTCGGAGGCACCGAGCTCGGACGCGGGCTCTACGAAGAGATCGCCGGAGGCTACACGGACAAGATGAGCTTCGGCTTCATCGTTAACGGCGACACCGAAGAACGAGAGAAGAACGAGGAAGGCATCTGGATCTACACAAGACGGATCACGTCTGTGGCCAAGCTCTTTGATGTTTCAGCAGTTTCGATTCCAGCCAATGGAGGCACATCGATCGCGGCGGATGCTGTGACGAGATCCATTGGAGATCTGACCGACGGAGTGATCGAGAGGATACAGGCGGAGCGACTTGAGGAAGAGAAACGCGAAGCGCTGGAAAAGAGAAGGGCAGAAGTTAAAGCCAGAGCATTGGGAGGCATTGAAAAATGACCAGAGAAGAAATCATGACGCTCGGCTTTGAGGAACTCGAAGAAAGAAAAGCGGCCATCGCAGTCGAGACAGACGAAGCCGATGCCGAGAAGATCGAGACTCTTAATGCTGAGCTTGAAATCATCGAGGAGAGAACAAAGGCTCTGAACCTCGAGATCGAAGAAAGAAAGCAGGCTGCCGAAGCCGTGAAGAGCGGAGCAGGTAAGCCGGTGGAAGTTAGAAAGGAATCTGAAAAGATGACAAACAAAGAGATTAGAAACAGCAAAGAATATATCGATGCGTTCGCGAAGTATATCAAGACAGGCAAGGACGCAGAGTGCAGAGCGCTCCTTACTGAGAACGTAACAGGCGGCACCGTACCAGTTCCGGAGTTCGTAGAGAGCAGAGTCCGCGCTAATTGGGAGAACGACGAGGTTTGGAGAAGGATCCGCAAGACATATGTGAGAGGCAACCTGAAGGTCGGGTTCGAGATTAGCGCAACAGGAGCGGAGCCTCACCAGGAAGGAGCAGCAGCACCGGCAGAGGAAGTCCTGACTCTCGGCATCGTGACGATGGTTCCGACAACAATCAAAAAATGGATCACATTCTCAACCGAAGTAATGGCTCTCGGCTCCGAAGAGTTCCTCGCGTACATCTATGACGAAATCACATATCAGATCATCAAGTTCGCGGGAGAGTGGGCGCTCAACATGATTGTCGGTGCGCCGGCGGCAAGCACAGCGAACAGCGTCGGCGTTCCTAACGTAGCCGGACCGGTCACCGCAGAGAAGATCCTCAACGCAATGGCACTTCTCGGAAACGACGCAAGAGACCTTGTCTTCATCGCAAGCGGCGCAACAATTGCAGCAGTTCGCGTTGCAGCGCTTTCTGCTGGTTACGCATATGATCCGTTCCAGGGCATGACAGTAATCCAGAAGAACTTGATGCTTGACGGCGAAACAATCTGGGACGGCGCCATCATTGGTGACCTTTCCGGCGTACAGGCCAACCTTCCAGAAGGAGACGCTGTCCGCTTCGTCTTTGATGAGTTTAGCCTCGCAGAAAAGGACCTCATCAAGGTTGTCGGCAGACTTTACGCCGCCATTGCAGTCGTTCATCCTGGAATGTTCGCGACAATCGGCGTACAGGGAAAATAGACAGCGGAGAGAACAGAGCCGACCTGTCCACGATGACGAAGGCCCGCTTGCTTGACTATGCTGCGGACAACGGCATCGAGGGCGTCTCTTCGCGCCAAACTAAGGCGGCAATAATTGAAACAATTGAAGCGGCTCTGTAACGGGGCCGCTTCATTATGAGGTGAAGTTATGCTTGAGAAAGTAAAAATGGCTCTTCGAATAGTGACGAACAGCTTCGACTCGGAGCTGACCGATCTGATCGAGGCGGCAAAGCTGGATCTCGGAATTGCAGGGGTCATCGTTCCTTCGGAGCTCGATGCGATCGTCACGAGGGCGATCATCACGTTCTGCAAGATGAGCTTCGGACTGCCTGAGGACTACGACAGACTGAAGGCATCCTATGACGAGCAGAAGGCCCAGCTGTCGAACGCTACGGGCTATACAGACTGGAGTGGTTCGGATGTATGATGCAGTCGCTACACTGAAGAGCTACACGACAAGCGGCAGGGACGAGTACGGGAACCCGATCACGACCGAGACGACCAAGCTCGTCTTCGTTCAGCCTCGTGGCGTGTACGCTTCGGAGTTCTACAACGCGGCCAACCTCGGCATCAAGCCGTCACTGACGCTCTACATGACGAACAGGGCGGACTATGATGGCGAGAAGGTCGTCGAGTTCCAGGGGAAAGAGTACACAGTCGTCCGAACCGACTGGAACGCGCAGCGGGACGGACTGTCGCTGGTGTGTGAGGAGAAGGTCAACAATGGCTAAGGATTTAGTGAGCCAGATGAGAGAGATCGTCGACGAGTACACTGTCGAGGTCGCTGAGGCGCTTGAAAAGGCGGTCAACAACGTCAAGAAGCAAGTGGTCCGGAAACTGAAGGACACGAGTCCGAAAAGGCCGGGTCACGGCGAATATGCTCGGAGCTGGACCTCGCAGAAGACGGGGAAACGAGCCCGAGGCGTGTTTCTGGGCGGTGTAAATGTGACTGTTTATAACAGAGAGCACTATCGTCTGACGCACCTTCTGGAGCATGGCCATGTCGTCCGAAACAAAAAAGGGACATACGGCAGGGCTCCGGCATATCCTCACATCGGTCCGGCTGAAGAGCTGGCCATTGAAGAACTTCCGAAAGAGTTCGAGAAGGGGCTGAACAAATGACACTTTACGAAATACTGACAGATCCACAGACGGGGCTTGATATTCCATGCGCTTATTCGCACTTTAGAGGAGACCAGGTCCCGTCCGATCCTCCGTACCTCGTGTATCTCGGCAACGGCCAGAACAACTTTGCGGCGGATAATACATACTTCCACAGCGAAAACGAGTACAGGATCGAGTATTACTTCACAGAAAAAGACGAAACAATGGAAGCCCGGATCGAGGCGTTACTGCTCGAAAACGGCTATCTGTACGACAAGAGCGAAGACGTCTACATCGAGGATGAGGGCGTCTTTGTTATTTACTACACGATTTAAGGAGGCTAAAAAATGCCAAACAAGATCAAGTACGGCCTGAGCAACGTATATATCGCTCCGGCAACTATCGCGGCAGACGGAACAGCGACATACGAGACACCGATCGCTGTGCCTGGCGCTGTAAACCTCAGCATGGAGCCACAGGGCGAGGCTTCTCCGTTCTATGCGGACAACATCGTCTACTACATGGTTAGCACAAACACAGGCTACG